AGCTGAAATTCCGCCTGACATCCCCTTACCAGATACTGCCAGACCCGGACTTCCTCGAGTATGACTTAAATGAAGGCGCGAAATATTGTTTTAAAGTCGTAAGGCTCCCGAAATCAGATATCCTGGAACTCTATCCTAATAAAGCGAAGCTAATCAGGGGCTTCAGGAAGGATAATGATGATAGGATAGAAAACGGAGCAGGCCTCCTGGAACAAGAAGGTGATGCGGATAACTACGGAGAGGATGCCAATAAAGTCACTATCGTAAAAAGAAGCGACGATGACCATGAGCCTGACCTGGAACAGGACGCGAAGTTTACTGTAAAGGAATATTGGAAACTGAAACGCGTAACGAAATACTTCGTGATGGATAAAGATTCCGGAGAACCCCGCCAGTTTGATACAAAAGAGGAAGCGGAAAGCTTCGCAAAAGAACAGGGGATGGGGAGGGTGATAGACCGGAAGGTGCCTGAGATGTGGGTCCATGCCTATGTCTGCGGCTTCATTCTCCAGGAAGAAAAGTCTCCTTTTGAGCCGTATTCATCAATGTACCCCTTCTTCAGATACCTTGCCGACTGGGCGCCGAACGCATCAAGTGAAGTGTTAAGAACACAAGGTATGACAAGGCCTCTAAAGGATCCCCAGAAAGAAAAGAACAAAGCCAAGAGCCAGTTCCTCCACATCCTCAATACCCAGGCGAATTCAGGCTGGATAGGAGACGAGGATGCATTGACTGAAGAAGGATGGGCCGATTTAAAGAAGATGGGCTCTGTTCCGGGCCTCGTAGTAAAGAAGAAGAAAGGGTATGAGCTCCGTGAGATACTTCCTAAAGGGCCTAGTCAGGGCCAGATATATAGAGAAGAGAAAGCGGACGAAGAGTTTAAGCAGATATCAGGTGTGAACCCTGATCTGATGGGCTTCCAGGAAGGGACGGCTTCAGGAAGAGCGATATCTATGAGGATAAAGCAGGCAGTACTTGCCCTTGTGAGGCTCTTCGCGAATTACAGGTACTCAAAAGAGATCGTCGGAAATTTCATCCTTGAGATGATCCCCATGCTCTTTGACATAGCTAAGATGAAAAAGGTGCTTGGAACGTACTACATGAAGAACGCCACAGACCCGGAGAAATACCCGGAAGGCCTGAGCGACGGCCATATAGAGGCGTTTCTTGCAATGGTAAAGGACCATAAGTATGACGTGTACGTATCGGAGTCGGATCAGAACGCGACAATCCGCTTCGAGATATTCCAGGAGCTTGCCGACCTTCTCGGTAAGGGAGCGCCTATCCCTATGTCGCTTATAATAGATTACATGGATCTTCCTAATTCGGAAGAGGTAAAGCGGAAGATAAAAGAGTTTCAGCAACAGCAAGCGGCAGCCGCGCAGGCCGGGAAGAAATAGCGCGAAGGTAACCGAGAGCCATAAATCTCGAATAAGAAGGAGGGTAACATGTCAGGAGAAAAAGATATGCAAGTTGACGCGATAGTGGAAAAAATCAATAACGGCCAGACGATCACAAAGGAGGAGGAGACTTTTCTTCTAAAGAGCGAAGGCGCTCCTGAAGGGTACGCAGGGACAGATGACTCTAAGGTAGCAGTAGAAACTGAAGAGACTCCTCCAGAGAAGACCCCGGAGGAACTGAAGAAAGAAGAGGATGNTAAGGCCGCCAAGGATAAGAAGGACCAGGAAGAAAAAGAAGCAAGGGCATCAAAGGCCAAGGCGCTGGGCTTGAAAGAAGACGCGACAGAAGAAGAGATAAAGGCGGCGGAAGAGACAAATGACCCATTTTTTAAGATCGAGCGCGAGCTATCGAAAGAGGAAGGAAAAGAGAACTTGGACGACTTCAGCGACAGGGAAAAGGCATACTTTCACCAGATGAGGAAGGACCGCAAAGCTCGCCAGGAAGCGGAGAAGGATAGAGACGGCGCGAAGTTTGAGCTCATAAAGCTGAAAAAAGAGAAAGCACCCGGAAAGCCGGAAGAGAAAAAAGAAGAAGATCCTCTAAAGGAATTAAAAGAGAAGGACCCCACGGATTTTGTATCTATCGCCGACGTCCTGAAGATCGTGGAAGACATAAAAGCAAAACCGGCGGAAGCAAAAAGGGAAGCGCCGGCAATAGATCCTGTAAGGAGAAACTACCTCGCTATGTGCGATGAGAAGGCAAAAGCCGCACATACGGAAGATTACGACGCTGTAATGGAACTTACCCCCGAGATAGTCGATAACAATGAGCGATACCAGATGGATATCGCTCAGGCTCTCGTTAGAGGGGAAAATCCAGCTCTAAAGATGTACGAGCTGATAAAAGGCGATCCGGAGTTCGCCAAGCTGTATCCTGCGGCCAAGACAAAAGTCGACGCCAGGAAGGCAGCTGAAAAACCCGAAGGAAAGAAGGAAGAGAAGAAACCGGAAAAGACCCCGGAGGAACTAAAGAAGGAAAAGGAGCTTGCGGACAAGGAGAAGCTCCTCGAAGTGAACAAGAACAAGTCAAAGACAACAGGCCATGCTTCAGCAGGAGATGATAAACCGGCAGGCGAGTATTCCCTGGAAGAGATCACCAACATGTCTCAAGCGGAATTCAGCGCTCTTCCAAAAAAGGTGAGAGATGCCTATCTGGAGAAGTATGGCTAACCAGGAGGTATAAAAAATGGCAACATCACTTAGTGCATCTGCGCTTAGACCAGAGTTATGGCGGAAACAGCTCTTTGCTGATGCCCGTGACGACATATACATGACGCGTTTCATGGGTAAAACAGAGAAGTCGATGATACAAGAGCTGGAAGATCTAAAGAAAGAAGAAAGGCTCGAACATCTCTTTCGGGCTCGGCATGAAGCTCTCAGGTTCAGGCGTGACCGGAGACAATGAGCTTGAAGGAAATGAAGAAGCAATGGTTGACTATGACGAGGACCTCGCCATAGATCAGATAAGGCACGCCGTAAGGAACACAGGCGACATGGACGATAAGAAAAACGCCTATGACATGAGGATGTCCGCGAAGGTGCGTCTGCAGGACTGGATCTCTGAAAGAATAGACCAGGAAATAATAGACAAGCTCTGCGGCAAGGCGTCCTCTACCTTCTCAAATACCCCCACGGCAGCGGCCGCGACAAGGAGCGTATTTGCAGGAGGTGTAGCAGCAGTAGCGAACGTCACCACAGCAATGAAGATGGACTGTAAGGTCCTTGACAGGGCCAAGCAGGACGCGAAACTGGCCTCACCCAAGCTCAAGCCTTTAAAGATCAACGGCCAGCCGAGATTTGTTGCGATATTACATCCGTATGATGCGACCAACCTGAGACAGGATCCTGTGTGGAACCAAGCTCAGAGGGATGCGAATGTAAGAGGAGAGAAAAATCCCATCTTCTCGGGTGCCTTGGGGATGTACAACGGAATCGTCGTTCACGAGCATGAATACATCTATAGGACGAATGACGGCTCCGCCAGCGCGTACGTAGCAAGGAACCTATTCTGCGGACAACAGGCAGGAGTTTTTGCCTGGGGCAGGCCTGTAAAATGGGTAGAAAAATCCTTTGACATGGGCAACCAGTGGGCAATATCCTGCGGCGCGATATTCGGGACAATAAAGCCGATATTCAACAGTGTGGACTATGGCGTAATAACCATGTTCTGCGCATCCGCACAGGCATCGACAGCGTAAGAGAAGTTAACTAAAAGGCAAGTTAACGCGTAGGAGGGCCCTGTAACTGAACAGGGAGCCTACAACAAAAGAGGTGTAAAATGGCGGCAATAACAGGAACGGTAGTAAAGCAGACCCCACTTGCCAATAAGAGAATCCTGATTCTGACCTCAACATTAGAATCGGCGTCAGATACCATCACTCTTACCTTGGCAACACACGGAGTAAGGACGATATACGGCGCATGGGCCAATCTAGAGGGAGGCCAGGACGCGGCTCTTTTAGGAGGCCTGACAGTCAGTTTCAGCGGCCTTGTGATTACCATTAAATCACAGGCGCAGGCAGGAACAGACTCAACCAACTGGGATAGCGCTACAGTCAGAGTCTTTGTAATCGTCGATTAGTCTGTTAACAAATGAGGCTGGGAGAGGGCGTTCCTCTCCCGGCTAAATTAGCAGGGAGGCATAAAAATGCCACACGGATACGATCAGTTAAAGCCAAGAGGGTATACATGGAATGCTTTGTATGACCTGCTGAAGACGTGCGTGGATAACTTTGAAGGCTTCTTGGCGAAGATTGACGCTGACACAGGAGACACGACCTGGGCAACGACCTATACGATCGTAAGAAGTATAGGATCAACTATAGGGAGCGAGATCATGCCCCTTGCCTCGCCCCAGGGAAAGATAGTGCAGCTCCTGGATGAACTCAGGACCAATCTCAATGATGTACTGGACGCCATGGCAGCGGATGATGGTATAGACGGAACGACTGTCTTTACCAATCAGAAGTTCGCCTCAACGGATTATCTATTCAATGAGGCCAATGCCAGGGCGAAGGAAAGAGGAGAGTTTTTAGAAGAAGTCGTATTGTTCCTGGACAACTTCGTTCCGCAGTTTAACGAAGTACTTACCCAGTGCGATAATGATGCGACGTTGACAGACACGGATTACGCTTCTACATACGCGATAGGAGAATTCGTGTGGCCGTCCTCGAGCTCAAGCTCTTCTTCTTCCAGTTATTCGAGCTCGTCCTCTTCATCGAGTACCAGCTCAAGCTCAAGTTCCAAATCCAGCTCGTCGAGCTCTTCTTCGAGTTCTTCAAAGTCAAGCTCTTCGTCTAGCTCGTCAAGTTCTTCAAAGTCAAGCTCGTCTATTTCTTCCAGCTCGTCGAGTTCTTCAAAGTCAAGCTCCAGTTCTTCGAGCTCTAGTTCGTCAAAGTCAAATTCGTCCAGCTCCTCAAGCTCTTCATCGAGCTCGAGCAGGTCTTCATCTTCGAGTTCTTCATCGAGCTCCAGTTCGTCAAGGTCTTCGTCTAGTTCATCCAGCTCCAGTAGTTCGAGCTCACAGTCAATAGGATAGGAGGCACGCCATGCCAAGGATACAAGGCTTAAGTGAATCTGGCTGTCTCACGGAAAACGAGCTCCTGAAGACAGGAGACGGGTATGTTTTCTCTATCTCTATCGGGTGGGTAGGAGCTACAGTAGGGCAGTTTTGCCTGCTGAGAGATGGGATAGACGGGGCAGCAAAACCGCTGGTAGTCTTTCCGTTCGCCACGACGAACGGCTTCATTCATAAGGAATGGCCTCAAGGAAAAAAGTATGACGTAGGTCTTTTTTATGATGAAGGCGCTACAAGCGGAGAAGTATCTGTTGAGATAACCTACAAGTAAATATCGGGCCCGGCCCCGGAAAGCCGGGCCCTTTCTTAAAAAAAAGAAACATAACTCTTGGAGGTTATCTATGTTGGAATTGTTTCATCCATATGTCCCGAAAGAGGCGATATCCGCTGTAAGAAGGACTCTTAAGACCAGGTGGATAGGCCAGGGGCCGAAGGTAGACCAATTTGAGAAAGAATTCTGTAAGGCCTTCAATCTCACGCACGCCATTGCTGTCTCAAGCGGAACAGCCGCGCTTGAAACAGCCTACGATATTGTAGATCTAAAGGCAGGGGATGAGGTTATATCGACGCCTCTCACCTGCACCGCAACGAATCTCCCCTTAATAAGAAGAGGCGTAAAAATTATATGGGCGGATATCCTAAAGGATACCCTCTGTATAGACCCTGTCTCTGTCCATAGTAAAATCACAGACAAAACAAAGGCCGTGATCCAGGTCCATCTGGGAGGAATTGAGGCGGACGTGGGAAAGGTCCATGTGCCGGTGATATCAGATGCCTGCAAGGCGCTTGGAATATTTAAAGGAAATTATACGGCCTGCAGCTTTCAGGCCATAAAGCACATAACGACCGGAGACGGCGGCATGTTCGTATGTGATAACTTTATAGAGGCGCGCAAAGCAAAACTCTTAAGATGGTTTGGGATAGATCGGGAACGGAAGATCGAAGCAGGATGGGATGCCTATAAAGAACGCAAGATGACTTTTGATATAGAGCTGGCCGGGACCAAGCGCCAGATGAACGATATAGCGGCGGCTATGGGCATAGCAGGCCTAAAATATTACTACTTCATAATGGAATACCGAAGGCGCCTCTTTCACGCCTATAAACACAGGCTCTCGACTTTATCAGGCATACAACTCGTAGACGGAAGGATAAACACATACTGGCTCGCCACAGTACTTGTAGAGCGCCGCGACGCCTTCGCGAGAATGCTATTCGAGAAAGATATCGATACCAATGTGGTCCAGGTACGTAATGACATCTATAAGATATTTGGAGGGAAAAGGGTGGACCTCCCGGTCCTTAATGATATAGAGGAAAAGTATTTGTCCTTACCAATAGGCATGCACGTAACCGAGGAGCATGTCCATAGGATTTGTGACCTCATAGAGAAGGGGTGGTAGGATGAAGTTAATTTATATCAAGTGGCAAGATGCCTGTTCAAACTCTGGGTGGTTTAAAGGAGAAGAAGAAGTAGAAAAATGGACAAAGGAAAGCAGCTGGATTGTTGAACAAGTAGGATGGCTCTTTAAGGAAACAAAAAGAGAGATCGTTTTAATATGCCGAAAAGACGGCGACACAAAAATA